AAGCTAAAGCAGCCGCAAAAGCATCGGCTGAAGCAAAACTTGCAGCCCTTGGTTTAACTGCAGAAGAAATCTCAGCACTCTAATGAATAAGGTCGGGGGACCAATGAGATTTCACGTTGTGGCACTACCTCATACACAAGTCACAAAAGACTTCACAAGTTGCGCATTTACTGAAAAAGTGCGACGTTTTTGTATTATGATGACGAACCTCGGCCATGAGGTCATTCTTTACGCTGGTGAAAAAAACGAAGCACCTGTGGCAGAACTTGTCACTTGCATCAACGAGAAACAACGCGCCGCAGCAACAGCTGGCGGCCACTACACCACGGCTTCATTTGACACCACACTACCGCATTGGCAAATATTCAATGCGAACGTGATTCGTGAAATGGGCAAACGGCTAGAGCCTAAAGACTTCATTTGTCTAATCGGCGGCTACGCACACAAACCGATTGCAGATGCTTTCCCTGACCACATGTCAGTTGAGTTCGGCATTGGCTATGGCGGCACATTCGCGAGATACCGCGTTTTCGAGTCCTATGCGTGGATGCACTCAATCTATGCGGGTTACACCAACCCGACCACCGTGGACGGCAACTTCTTTGATGCTGTAATACCAGGGTACCTCGAGCCCGAGATGTTCCCCGAGGGCAACGGCGACGGCGACTATTACTTTTTCATAGGTAGGCTTATTGAGCGAAAAGGCTACAACATCGCGCAAGAGGTTTGCGAGCGTCTCGGCAAAAGACTCATAATCGCAGGCCCTGGCCAGCCAAACGGCGGCTATGGCGAGTTCATCGGCAACATCGGCCCTGAAAAGCGAGCCGAGCTGTTGGGCGGCGCGATTGCGCTGTTTGCTCCGACTCTCTACATTGAGCCATTCGGCAATATCGTAGTCGAAGCTCAAACCTGTGGCACTCCAACGATAACAACTGACTGGGGCGCATTTACAGAAACCAACACTCATGGAGTGACTGGCTTCAGATGCCACACACTGGCAGATTTCGTGCGTGCAGCCGAGGACGTCAAGTCGCTCGACCGTGCGGCGATTAGGAAACAAGCTATCGAGAAGTATTCACTCGGGGCTATCGCGCCAAAGTACCAAGACTATTTTGAGCGGCTGTTGACCCTTTGGGACGACGGCTGGTACCAACTAGATGAAAAAGAAAAGGCTGCCAAATGAGCTTATCCAACAGACTGCGCAAGGCCAGCGAGCAACGAGCACAAAATCAGTTCGTCGAGCCGTTAGTGCCAGGCCGTCCTGCGTACGCAACCCCAGCTGGTGTTGATGTCAATGCAGACACCGCTATTCGCATGTCCACTGTTTATGCTTGTGTTCGCCTTTTGGGCGACACCATCGCCTCTTTGCCGTTAGGCGCCTACGTTCGTCGCGGTCGCAACCGCATTCCATATGCTGCAGTGTATGGTTCTCAGCCAAACTGGATTAACAACCCAAACCCTGACACAACGCGGCTTGAGTTCTTTGAGCAAGTAGTCTCCTCTTTAAATCTGCACGGCAACGCTTTCATTTTGACAACTCGCGATGACATGGGCGATGTGGTCGAGCTTTATTGCATCAACCCACTAAATGTCCGCATTCGTCGCGCCACTCCAGATTCTGAAATCACTTATGAAGTGACAATCGGCATCAGCAACGCTGACAACAGCTTATATGACAACATGCAAGCCTCTGAGCAAGCAATCAAAGTCATGACGCTGACAAAGCGAGAGATGTTGCATATTCCGATGTTCAGACTCCCTGGCCAGCTCCTTGGTCTTGGCCCAATCGGCGCAGCCCGCATCACGCTGGGCTCTGCGATGGCAGCCGAAGTCTACGCAGCTAGCTACTTTGGCAACGCTGCAAACCCAGGCGGCGTCATTGAAGCGCCAGGCGAATTGACTGAAGAGCAAATCACAGACATCGCTCGCAACTGGAACCTTTCACACACAGGTCCATACCGCGCTGGCAAGCTCGGTGTTTTGACTGGTGGCGCGGCATTCAGACCACTCACACTCAACGCTGCCGATGCACAGCTTCTTGAAGTTCGTCGCTTTGGGGTTGAAGAAATCGCTCGCCTTTTCCGTGTCCCGATTTCACTGCTAGGACACCCAGTGGCTGGAGCCATGAGCTTTGCATCAGTTGAAGCTCAGAACTTGTCTTTCGTTCAACACTCACTGCGCCCACTCTTGGAGCGCCTAGAACAAGCACTTTCACCTCTTTTGCCTGAGCCTGACGGCTTTATTAAGTTCAACCTTGATGCGTTGCTTCGCGGTACCACACTCGAGCGCTACGAGGCTTACACTAAAGGCTTAAACGAAGGCTTTTTGTCACTCAATGACGTTCGCGCTGTTGAAGACCTTAGCCCACTCGGCGAAGCTGGCGACCAATACAGAGTTCCACTGCAGAACATCGATGCATCAGACGCTAAAGATGTCGGCATGAAGCTACGAACCGAAATCGCGACCAACCTGATTCAAGTCGGGTTCGAACCGAAGTCAGTCCTTGAAGCTGTTGGCTTGCCTGCGATGAACCACACTGGAGTTCCAACAGGTCAGTTGCAACAGGTCTCAACGATTGACCCTGCAAACCCACTATCAGTCTATGAGGTCGAATAATGCCATACTACATTTCAGACCAGCAGAGCGACTGCTCAGGCTGGGCGACAGTAAAGCAAGAAGCTGACGGCAGCTACACAACGCTTGGCTGTCATGATACAAAGCAAGACGCGATTGACCAAATGGTCGCGGTTTCCATTTCTGAGGATATGGAACCAGGCGGTGAGGTCCCACGCGAATCAGTCGGGGAAGACAGGAGCAAGATGAAAAAAATCGAGCGCCGCACCTACACAGTGCGCAACGTCGAGACACGACAAGAGGACGACGGCAAAATGCGCCTGTCGGGTTATGCAGCCGTTTTCAATGACGCCAGCGTGCCACTTCCATTCAGAGAGCGCATCGCCCCTGGCGCCTTCCGCAAGACCCTAAGCGAAACCCCCGATGTTCGTTTGTTAATCAATCATGAAGGTCTACCGTTGGCCCGCACCAAGAACGACACTTTGACACTAACCGAGGACGAAGTCGGCTTGCGTTTCGACGCAGAGTTGCCTGACACATCAGAAGCCCGCGACCTTTGGACTTTAATCCAGCGCGGCGATGTTGACCAAATGAGCTTCGCTTTCCGTGTGATTCGTCAAAAGTGGAACGCTGACCGCACAGAGCGCACACTCACTGAAGTCTCACTTTCAGACGGCGACGTTTCAGTGGTCACCTACCCAGCTTATCCAACTACCACAGTCGAAGCACGTGAGCATCTTGCAAACGCGATTCAAGCTGTAAAAGAAGGACGCGAAGTCTCAGGCGAGTCACTTATCGTTTTGCAGAGCGTTTTTGAAAAGATGTCTGAAGGACACGAATACGTCATGGAAGCTGTCGAGATGATGGCAGCGTTGATGGCGGCACAAGAAATGCCGATGGAAGAACAAAGCATCGACATGGGCGATGAAGAGGACGAGGGTGAGGACGAAGCATCACAGCCTCGCGCCATCTCACTTCGTCTTGCAAAAGCCATCGTCAACAGCACAAAATAGCATTCTGTTAGTAAATCGCTAGCAGATACCGAAGTCGGAGCGAGACTCACACCCCAAAAGCGCCGTGAGCAAAATCGCCACCACCTCGAATCCAAACTCATAAGGAGCAGAATACAATGTCATATCTTGACAAAGTAATCGAGCGCCGTGATGCAGTTAAGGCAGAAATGGATGCAGTTCTTGAAGCAGTAGCTGAAGAGAACCGCACCGACCTGACTGCAGAGGAGACCGAGAAGGTTGACGCTCTTGTAGAAGAGTCACGTTCACTCGATACAAAAATCGAAAAGCTAAAGGCACAAGCTGATGCAGACGCTAAGGCAGCAGAAGCACGTGCAGCAGTTGCACCAGTTGCAACACCAACAGTTAGCGGCATCAAGGTAATCTCTGAAGCACGCACATACTCACCAGGGTCTGAAGCATCTTTCGTTAAGGACGCATTCAACTCACAAGTACGCAACGACTTCGCTGCGTCTGAGCGTCTAGCACGCCACATGAAGGAAGAGTCTGTCGAGCGTCGTGACGTTGACACCTCAAACTTCGTTGGCCTAGTAGTGCCTCAGTATCTAGTTGACCTAGCAGCTCCTCTTGCTCGCGCAGGACGCCCAACAGCAGACTTCGCAACAAACAAGATGGCTTTGCCAGCTAGCGGAATGACACTTACACAAGCGTCTCTGAGACTGATGCAGACGACACACTTCTTTCTGTTCCAGTACGCACAATCGCTGGACAGCAAGACCTCTCACGCCAAGCAATCGAGCGCGGTACAGGCATCGACACATTCGTTGTTGCAGACCTCATTCGTTCATGGCACACAACACTTGATTCACAGGTCCTAAACGGAACAGGCTCAAACGGCCAGTTCAAGGGAATCCGCGCATCTGGTGGAAACGCTATCACTTTCACAGCAACTACTCCAACAGTTGCACTTCTTTATCCAAAGCTAGCTGATGCGTTGCAGTCTGTACAAAGCAACGTCTTCACAACACCAACTCACTGGATTATGCACCCACGTCGTCTTGCATTCCTTTTGGCTGCAACCGACTCAACAGGTCGCCCAGTAGTTGTACCAACAGCTAACGGTCCAATGAACGCAGCAGGCGTTGGTGCTGGAGTTGCACAATACGCAAACTCAGGCTACCAGCTTCTTGGCCTTCCAATCATCACAGATGCAAACGTGGGAACAACCTACGGCGCAGCAACCAACCAGGACGAAATCTACCTAGTTGATTCACGCGAAATGCACTTGTGGGAGCAGGGCGGCGCTCCGTTCTCACTTCGCTTCGATGCAACATCGCCAGGCAGCTTGACAATCAAGACTGTCGTTTATGGCTATGGCGCATTCACAGCAGAACGCTATCCAAAGGCAGCTTCCATTATCTCAGGAACTGGCTTAGTAGCACCTTCCTTCTAATCTGAAGGAACACTAGAATAAGTGCAGGGCAGATGGGACTCCCCCGACTTGTCTGCCCTGCACCTCTTGGGGGAGAGTATGAAATCAAGCCATAAAGTATCAATCGGCGTTTGTGACCCTGGCACTGTCAATGGCGATTTCGCCTTCAGGTTGGTCCAGTTAGCACAATCCCGCGGCTCAAGACTCGGCCCGTTTGTTCGCATCAAGGGTTCAGGTCTTTTAAGCAAGTTGCGCAATCGAGTGGTCAAGGCCTTTCTTGACAACACAAACTCGGACTGGCTTTTAATGGTGGACTGCGACGAGCAGCTCACGTTGCAAGCATTTGACCAACTTATCAACACGGCGCACGACTTAGAGCGCCCAGTGGTTGCGGGGCTCGTTTTCGCAGCCTTTAAAG